TGGAACCCCGGTAATTCGCCGCGCCGCACCATGCGATAGATGGTGGTCTCGCTGGCCCGCAGATAGGTCGCCAGGTCTTTGACGGTCATGATCGCGCCGGTCATTTCGCCGCTCCAAACCGTATGGGACGCCGGACTGTGATTTGATGTTGGTTGGCGGGAACCATTCCGTGCTTTTTGTCCCAGCGTTCGTCGAAGATCGTGACGATATGGGCCACTTCATCCCCCGCCTGTATGTCTTCGTGGTAGCAGAGAGTCACGACTTCGTAGTCTTCCGTGGTCATCTCGCCGCCCCGAACTGCATCACGCCTTCGCGCTGCTCCACCGCACGGCAGATGGCCTCGCCGATTTCGTAGGGAATTTTCCCCGCTATTGCGGGATCGCCCTTAACAAATTCGCCATGAATACCGTGGCGCCGTTTCCTTTCGGCTTCCGAGACCATCATCCACGGTCTAATTTGAGGTCGCACTCCGCCGCTCCCGTTGAGCGAACCCCAATTCCCTTTGTGTGGCGCTATATTTGGCAGCAATCCGGGCAGGCGTCCCCAGAGCACATGGCCGGTCGAGTAATACCGCACCGGCCCAAGTAAGGGCGTCAACCATTCGCGCGCACTGCGGACATTCTCGATCACGTACCAAGTCGGCTGTAAAGATTTAACGATCGACGAACATGCCTTGATGAGCTCCAGTGACGGCGGCCCGAATTTACCGCGAAACCAAGGAAGGGCACGGCGACTAAATTCGGTACACGGCGGACTCGCCCACAGTACATCGACGTGAAACGGTTTGAGGCGATACTTGTGACAACGACATTTGGTGCAAAATTGGCGCTCCGGTGGTGCCAGAGCCGATTTGTTTAACGGCGTGTCAAACCAATGCCAGACCTCGTTGTGTCCGCACCTGCACCTATCCGCAGAAAACGGCAGCGCCCGCACATCCGCCACGATGACAGGCTTGAAGCGCGGGTCGATATCCACGCGGATCACCTTCCAACCACGGTCCAGCGCCGGCTGACTCGCGCCACCCAGCCCCGAGCATAGGTCCAGCCAGATTAGCTGGCGATTCACGAAATCCACACCAAGGCATACCTGGGGCATACCTGACGCCGATCACCGATCCCGGAATCCCGGTTTCGGCCCGATTTATGTAGGAAACTAAAGGGAATTGTTGGTGGGCCGTTCCGGGCTCGAACCGGAGACCCGCTGATTAAGAGTGAGCAGCTCTCTAAGCGAGAATCCCAGACTTTCACAGAATACGGCGCGACTGGCGGCTTATTCCCGCTATTGTCGCTGGAGTCTGCGAAACTCTGTGAAACGCTAGGGCATAGTTCTGGCATAGCAACAGGCTCACACTTGAGTTTGAACACGGAGCCAATCGATGGCCTCGTTGATATCGTCCGTCACCAAACCGAATAGTTTGTACATCAGCTCCGGCTCCCAGCGGCACGGTGTCGGAATTAAGACGGCAACGGGCTTGCCCTGTCCTGCCGCGTAAGCAGCCTCGACGTGTGCAGAGGCACCGCAGGGTAGTAGGAGCAGTACAGCGTCAGCGCTTTCTAGTGCGTTTCGATCTGAAGCAAACCCCGATTGGGCAATCGGGGTCGCTAAGGCTATGCGGTATTGTTCGACGGTCCATTTTTGCCAACCGCCGTCGATCTCCTTCCATGAGAAACCATGATCGCCCGGGCGGGGATTACGGAAGTCATACACATCGAAACCGTGCGCCCGCACCACGTTGACAACGGTCGGCTGTAAATCGTTGCGCCACGAACTAGCTAAATAGATCATCCGTGGAGACTCCTCAGCCATTTCTCGAATCCTTCCCGGCTATAGGCCTTGACCAGCTTCTGGCCGGGGAACCGGATCGCGAACGACTTCAGCGTGGTCCTGCTGTGATGGTGGACCCAGTTCACGTCGCGACCGAGTTCACGGGCCAATTGTTCAGCCGTCAGCAGGCGCCCCTCGTCAGTCTGGGTCGGTTCGTTCATCGGCCTATCTCACCCGGATGCTCGGCGTCGTAGAGGGCGGCTAGGGCGTCAAGCCAAGTATCACCATTCGCTACGCGCTCCCATCCCGGAGTAGAAATACCTACCCAACCGGACACTAGCGTTACTTGTATCGCGCCGTACTTCTGGATGAGCCCTTCCAGCGCCTTCATGTAGTTGCGCGGGCGGCTCATGTCGGGGGCGGGCACTTTTCGTCGATCTTCGCATTCGGGTTCAAGGCAGCCGTCGCCATGATAGGGGCAAAAAAAGTCGGTAGGTCTCCACCCGATGAACGTCGCCGCCTTCTCGTTCTCGTTCATCGAATCACCCGCACCTTGGCGTCGCCCTTGGCCTCCGCGATCGGTTCGTAGCGAATCACCCAAGTTCCCCCACCAATGTGCATCGCGTTCGTCTCTCGAAATCCTCGCGGCGCACGCTGCGATGGGTTCTTTGCCACCTTGATAATTGGCACGCGGCGGAGCAGATTCGTTAATGATTGCAGTTCCAGGTTACTCATCGGGGCGCCTTACATTGTGGGCAAATATCGGCCTTTATTTTTTTGCCACAAACCGGACAGTGTCCTCGGCTCTTAGTCATCAGTCGCTTTCAACTTCGTGGTTTCGCATTTATGTGCGCAGTAGGGAATGTGGAACGACCCCTCCCAGCAATCACATCGCTGACCACAGTAAGGGCATTCGTGTTTACAATAGGGACAATTCATCGAATCACCTTCACCTTCGGCTCACTGGGCGCTGATTGAATCCGCTCCTGCGTGCGCGTCAGCGCGTCGGTCACGTCCGCCATGTCCTGAATGTCGTATCTCCGGAACATGCTCGCCGTCTGATGCCCGGTGATCTGCATCGCCGTGTGCATGCTCACTCCAGGTGTGCGCACTAAGTTGCGTGCCGCACTGCGACGGAAATCGTGAATCCAAGTATTCGGATAGCCAGCTTCCACTCGCGCTGCGTGCCAGGCTTTACGGAAATCACCAAGACTTTTGCCGTGTCGGTGGAATACGTATTGACAATCGAGGCGTCGAGCACTTCGCTGACGTTCAATAATGGCACTTAGTTCTCCCACCAGCGGAATCGTCCGCGAGCGTTTCGTCTTGGTGTTCTCCGCGCGGATCACAACTTCTGAATCGCCGACGTCCCGCCACTGGAGCGAAACCATCTCGTTTTTCCGTCCTCCACATAAATAAAGCCAACGCAGTCCGTCCCGAAGGTAATCTGGTAAATGCCTTTGGATAGCTTCAAAGTCCGCCGGCTGGAGGAAGTTCTGCCGCACGTTGTTTTCTTGGAGCAGTTCAATAACTGGGACACGACTCAACACCTCCTGTTTTTTCGCCAAGCTGAACATCCGCCGCAGCGCCGCCAGTTCCCGGTTGATGCTCGCGTTTTTAAGCCCGTCCGCGAGCCGTTGCCGGATGTACGCCTGAATCTGCGTCTGGCGGATATCGAGCGCTCTCAGCCCGCCGAAATGCGCGGACAGGGCCTTGACGTTGCGCTGCGCATCCCGCGTCGAACGATTGCCGCTGACCTCGTAGTCGTACAGATACCCGGCCGCAATTTCCTCGAACATCACCTCCGCTTCGGTCGGCAGGAAACTGCCGGAACCGATGCGCTCGATGATCGTCCGCAGCACTTCGCGCGCCTTGCGCTTGTCGGCCGTGCCGGTCGATTTGCGGATGACGCCGTGCGGGGTGGAAATCTTGTACCACCAGTATTGGCTGTTCCGCTGCTTGTAGAGGCTGCCGAGGCCGCTCATTGCTGAGCGCCGTTGAGGTTCCCGACGTTTCCGGCTTCCTCAGCCGTGCGCATCAGCATCGCGATCGACACGCCGCTCAACTCCGCCAGGCGTTCAAGAAATTCGCCGTCCCACTTCTTGGTCCCCGCCTGCACCATGCGGTAGAAACGCTGTCGGTTTATGCCGAGCTTGTCCGCGGTTGCGATCTGGCCGCCGAGCAGTGCGATCGCCACGTCCAACGGAGGACGCCCACGCCGGCCAAGAATTTTGCACGCCTCTTCCGGTCCACCGAGTGCCTCAATTGCTTCTCGCATAAGCTTTGAATACCGCGCTGGCCATTCTTCGGCCCGGTTCCTCCGTTTTCTTTTTGCAACCAAATCCAGCACTTTTTTAGCTTTTGCGCCCATATGCGTCACCCGCGCGTTCTTTAGGTTACGCATAGGACAGCATAATCACGGCTGGAATACTAGCATCAACTTTGTTACATAGTATCCGGTTTTTGATATATCCATGTTCGTTGTTGACAGGAAGTTACCAAAACTGTTACATCGTTGTCAACGTCGGAGTTGACGATTTCAGCAAATCATTTACGGACGGCAACAAGTGGCTGAGATATGCAAAGGAACCGGCGCTGACGTTAATCGCATCTACCGCCAGTCGTCAAATGCAATCGCCAGTCGATTTATTTCTACAACCCGTATTTGCGGATTAGGACACATACCATGATGGACGCTGACCAGTACGCACTGACGAGACACCGGCTGATCACGCTGGCCGAACTGGCGCGCGAGACCACCGCGCACGCGCAGGAATTCTTCGACGCCACCGCGCTCCACGAACCGGCGCGCACGTCGTCCCAAGTCCGCGCCCTGATGATCGCGTGTCGGGAGTTCAGAGAGGAATCAAAAACCCCGCTGGCCGCGCTGCTCGCGGACCGCAATGCGAAGAAAAAATGAAAACGCTGCACAAACGCCACTATTTCAAACTGTGGCGAGACAATGGATTTACGCTTCGTGTCTGTCGATGTGGAGCATGGATTCTCTTAAGGAGTCCACAATGAAACCCTTCGACCACGCTGACTACTATCCGCATCCGACGCCGCGACAATGGCGTCGCCTACGGGCCATCGCGTACCTGTCCTTCCTCGGGTCTTACCTCGTGTTTTCGTGGTGGGCGGGAGTGATTTAGTCGATGAGCGATCGAGAGAAGGCATTCTTTCTGAATGGTGTTGCATTTTTCGCCGCGGCTTTTCCTGAGAGCGATCATGCCGCGACGCGACGTTTCATCTCGCTCCAAGGTCGGCTGTTAGAGGCTCTCGGTATTCCAGCGCCGTTAATTAACGAACTAGTCCCCGAGCTTCATCGCACATTAGATGCAGGTGGATTTCGCGGGCCGACGAGGGAGGAGCCGCGATGAAACTAGTCCCGGTCCTGAAGCAGCAAATCATGAAAGCGCTCACCCAGCGCGGGGTGGTCAAGTTCGAGGAGCCGCCCAGCGATCCCGCCGTGCGCGCGGTCGCCGAACTGATCCAGGAGCGGCGGTGTCGCGATGAATACGATCGTGGCTGCTTGGTGCTCGTGGTCACGCGCAAGGGGGTCGAATGATGTCTAAGAAAATGACTAAGGCTGAGTTCGCCGAAAATGAAGCAGGCTATATGTCGGGTTTTCATGCCGGTCGCATGTCAACCCTCCCATTGATCGAGAAGCTGCGGAACGCTTTGGGCGTTGCGATAGAAGGCGTGAATAAGCAGACACTATTCTACAGACACTGCGCAAAGCTGATCAAAGCCGCGTCTGACGAACTGCCGGATGATGGATTATGAAACGCCCGTCCTACGCGACCATCGACGGCTTTTGTCTCTGCTGCTCCCTGCCCTGTCAGGTTTCGGCCATGCCGGACCCGGTGACCGAGGAGCTAAAGGCGCTCTCCACCTGCTGTTGGGCGCTTGCGGCCGACGAGCCGGACGGGCGCATCTACCAACTCGAAGATCTGCAAGACAGTTATGGAGGAGAACAAGCCGATGGATAAGGAACTGGCAGAAGCCGCGAAGTACGCCCAAGAGATTGAGCTACTGACGCGGGCGATTAGCAATCTCGTCACCTGCGGCATAGACGACATGGGCGACGAACTGAGCGTGCTGGCTCAACGCCTGCGCATCCTGCTGGGTCTGCCGTGAAGCCGAAATATCACAAAGGTCCGCTGGTTAAGTCGATCGACCTGGTAGCGAACGCGATCGTCGCCGGCAAGTGCCTTTATCTTGGTAGCGGCCGGATACCGCTGAACTCGGCGTGGCTGCAAAACATGACGCTGTGGACGCTCAACACCTACGTCGAGCACGGGCGCGTCTGGTACGCGATCGAAAACAAGGAGGAAGTTAATGGCTGATTCCAATCAATTTCTTGCACTTTTGGAAAAGGAAGAACCGAAGATCAAGCCGCTCATCGCGCCTTACTTCGACAAAGACCTGTGGTTTCAAAACGCCAAGGCCATGTGGAAAGCGGTTCAACGCGACGAGAAGCTCCGCGCCTGCTCAACTGAGTCGCTGGTCGGGTGCGTCGAGGAAGCGGCTCGGCGTGGGCTGGAAATCGGCGGTCCGAATAAGCACTGCGCACCCGTCGCCTTCAAAACGACCGCCATCCTGATCACCCAATGGCAGGGTAAGGTTTTCATCTGGATGAAATCGGGCGCGATCAAGAAGCTCATGCCGAACGTGGTCTATGTGGGTGATGAGTTTGAGATTTCGAGCGGTGACGACGATCACATCAAGCACGTACCTAGTCTCGCGCTCGACGAGCACCCGCCGGAATGGCTCGGCAAGATCGATAACATCGTCGGAGCCTATGCGATTGCAACGCTCTGGTCGGGCGAGAAGGTCCGTTCATTCGTGACGCGCGCTTATATGAAGCGCCTGATCGAGTGGGTGAAGAAGAAGAACAATGGCGTGCTCGGTTTCGGCTACAACGATTGGATGCCGGAAATGTTCATGAAGACGGCCGTGCATCGCCTCGATGGCAAGATTCAACCGCCGCCGCACATGGATAAAGACCAGATCGAAGCGTGGGGTCGGGCTGCTGCGGCAGCCAATATCGACGTCGATTTCACCCGCCTGGGTGAAGATGATCCCGATCCGGATATGCCGACCGCGGCTCGTACCGCCCACGTCGAGGTCGTACCGGACAACGGCAAGAAACCGCCTAAGGCGGATCTAACTCAGAGCGATCGCCCGGTCACCATGAGCGAAGCGAACGAACTTTCCGAAATCGCCGAAGCGGCCGGTCTATCGTTCAAGAAAATCAAGGCGGTGCTCAAGGAATTCGGCGTCGAAGATTTCGAGTTCCTCAAGGCTTCACAAGTGGCAGACGTGGGCAAGGCGCTCGCCGCGGCTGCGCAATAGGAGGGGCCGTGCACTCATGTCCAGAATGCGGGCAGGCTTGTTACTGCATGGGCGACGTTGACGACATCGAACTCGAAGGTGGTGCGGATATCTGCGTTCATAATGAATCAGAGGACTGCGACGCCAATCGGCCGGACGACGATGAATAATTGGCCCTCAGTCACCCAAGTGATCAAAGAGATGGGCATCTTCGACGATCGCTGGTTCGATGCGCAGGGTGCGCGACGCGGCAAGCTCGTTCATGCTGCCTGTGCGATCATCGCGCAAGGCAACGAGATTGCCGGCGACTGGGTATCTCGACATCGAGACATAATGCCCTACGTCGATGGGTTCTTAGCCGCGATAAATGGCCCCCTCAATGGCTTTCGCGCACTGCGCTGCGAACACGAGATCGTCAATGAAGCCGAGAAGTATGTCGGGCACCCGGACCAGGAAGATGATTCGACGCTGTTAGAGTTGAAAACCGGCGGCTATCCCGAATGGTCGCGGTTGCAAACGGCCGCGTACTGCATGGGGCGCCGACGCCGGCGGCTGGTAATCAGCCTGCCCGGCGACGGAAAATTCAAACTCGTCGAGCACAACGATCCGAGGGATAAAGACCGCTTCGTCTTGCTCGTGAGGGCGTGGCACATCCGCAACGAATTTCGCAAAGTAGAGGAAATCAATGGCACGAGTATATGACGCGAGACAGTGCGACTGTTGTGGCGAACTCTATCGTTACGAAGGCGCAGGTGGTGTGGGCATCTCGTTCGACCAAATTTATATTACCAGCTCAAAGGACAAGGTGCAGTTTGACGATATCTGCGAGTCTTGTCGCGGGCGCTTTAGGGTCGCGGTCAATGACATGCTGCCCAAATTTGCGAGAGATAAGCGCGACCTTGTCGATGCAGATTTTCGAGAGGTGGGTGAAACGCCATTGCAACCGCCGGAGCCTCTACCAGCGCTGAAAGAGGAACCATTCTAATGCCCGAAACTCAACTAACTGTAATCCGCGACGACAACCCCGAAATCGTCCGTGTGCGCCAGCAAGCCGATTCGCTCTCCTCCGACCTCAAAGATGTGTCGGAGATGAAACCGTCACTGCTCACGATGCGCGCAGGGGCCAAGCTCCGCGAGCGCGTGGACAAGTACATCGCCTTCGTTCATGGTGCGCTCGATCCAGGTATCGCCGAGGCCTACGACGTGTGGAAGTCCCGCACGGCGCTGCGTTCCACGCTACTGCGCGTTCCCCTCGACAACGCTTTCGGCAAGCAGCACGGACTCACCGAGGCGGGGAAGATCGAAAAGCAGTTGCAGCTCATTCCGAATCGGGCGATCGCCGAGTCCAAGAACCTGATCGAGCGCAAGAAGCAGGAAGAGCGGCGCGAGCAGGAAGAGGCCCAGCGCAAGGCGCAGGAAGCCGAGCGTGCGAAGGAAGTGGAGCACCTGGAGGAAACCGGCAACGTGGAAGCTGCCCAAGACCTCCAGGCCGCGCCGTTGCCGCCAGTGGCCGTTCCGGTCGCACCGCCGGTGATGCCCGAAGTGAGCACCACGCAGCGCTATCTTGTGGAAGGGATTGAGGTTACCAGCTACAAAACGCTGGCCCAATGGATCGGCGAGCAGACCGAAGAGATGGCCGAGCGATTCATCAACCGCTTGAAAAGCAGTGCCGCCGCATATCTGAACGCGACCGCCGGTGCAGAGATTCCGGGCATCAAGGCGAGCAAGTCAAGCGTAGTAGTGGACCGGAGGAAGTAACCATGAAACCGTCCCTTACTCCGGCTGAAACCGATGCGATGGGTGCCATTGCGGAAGTTCTCGATTCCATCGGGCAGACGCTCGAACCGCGCCCACAGTGTCCGAAGTGCCAGCGTCCGTTCTACCTGGAGGACATGGAGGTCGGCAGCTACAACGAGGGCGAGCCGCGCTACGTCTGCCGCTACTGCCATCCGCGGTCGTGGCGCAAGAAAACTGGGAAGCATGCGAGGAGATGGTGATGGAAATCTTTATTCGTTGCATAAGTCCGCATCAGGGTCATTGGATTACCCCCGTTGAGGCTAATGGCGCGCTCGCGGTCACCCCTTGGTTGAGCGATTGCGATTCTTTCGGCGACGAAACGGACGCCTTTACTATCACGCATATCCCGACCGGCCGCCGACTCAACTTCGCTGGTGGTTATCTGAGCCGGACCGATGCCTTGCGCCTTTTGCCTGCGCTCGCGGAATTGACCGACTGGGCTTCAATTACCGAGGGCTCAGCATGGCTGCGTGCCGCCGCCGATAAGGTCTATACGTCGCTGTTCGGCCATGATTGAACCGATCAAAATCGTCGTTCCCGGTCTAGTCGCCTCCTTCGCCAAAAAGGTGCGCACCTGGCACGCCGCTGACGGTCGCTCAGGCACCGGTGCCTACAATGCGGCTCCATACGCCAAATGGAAGGACTACGCCCGCATGTGCGCGGCGCACGCAGTCGGCGAGCGCATTCCGTTTCAGGATGCTGTCGCAGTCGAGATCGATATCTTCAAGGACATCCCGTCCGCGTTCTCGAATAAGAAACGCGCGTTGGCGCTGCAAGGTCTGCTGAGGCCGATTACTACCCCGGACCTCGACAACCATATGAAGGCAATTGCAGATAGTGTGCTCACCGGAGTAGCTATCCGAGACGATAAGTTCATCGTGTCGGCGCGTATCGATAAATGGTTCTCCGACAAACCGCGAGTGGAAATTACCGTGCGGGCGTGGGTCGCTCCGGTGATTCAGGTTCCGGCGCAAGACGGACTATTCGGCGTGAAGGAAGGCTAGTCCTCTTCCGGCACGTCCCAGGTCTTGCTCTCCCCGTCGCCGCTGGGCTTGGGCTTGCGGTCGTCGAAGTCCTTGCCGCTGGCCGGCGCATCGGGCGCTACCGGAACGGTCTTAGGGGAGCCCTCGTCGTCAGCCATCAGAACCGATGCTCCGAGAGCTTCCATCCCCCCGTCCGCGTCCGCCGCTCCCGCCTGCTGCCTTCCTGCGGCTCCAGCACGTGCGCCATCCCTGACGTGCGCGCTCGCTCCCCGTTGACCTGAGTCCAACCGGTTGCCGGATCGTACTTCTGCGCATAACCGCCCGTCCCCACCGCGAACGCCGCCGTGAGATGCCCTTGGAAGTCGAGCGACCGAGTTCCGGCGTGCGCAAAGCCAAACCATGCGGGTGTCGCGAAGTCGGTCACTAGAACGCCACCGATATCATAGCCGTAGGAATCTGATTCCACCGGATCCCCCACTTCGTATGCCCAGAATACCCCGGTCGCGTCCTGCGCTGCCAGATTGATCGTCGGGTCCACGGCCATCTCACACACTTCGTGGCTGGCTCCTACGCTCACGCTCGCCCCATCCGAGATCAGCGTCTTGACGAATACCTTGCTGATCGGCAGGCCTTCGTTAGTCAGATCGTGATAAGCCAGCGCCCCGGCTTGATCGCTGTTATCCAGAAATACCAGCCACCAGGCGCCCGGTGCCGGTGTATGTCCCTTGGGTATCCAATGGAAGGATGCTTTCTCCAACGACCAGATCGGCGCGAGATCGCGGTTGTACTGAACCAGCAGAGCGTTGACGATCTTCGCCACGTCGGCGTTGCTGATGGCGGTCGATTCGTTGATGACGGCTATGTTCGGCATTTCTCTCCTATTTCGCCAGCGCGAACGCACCGAGTCCGGCCGCCGCGATCCATGCAAAGAACGTGGTGATATCCGTGCCCCGCACATTCACCACCGTGGTGTCACAGGTAGGCGCAGGTGCCGCCTCCATCATCATGTGTCCCGGATGGCAATTCTGGCCGTTGGGATCGCAGATTTGGACCGGCGTCGAGACCGCCGGGAAGCTGACGGGCGGGGTTGGCGCCGCGCCGCTGGGCGCTGCGGGCGTACAGGCCGCACCGCGCGAGATCGACGCCGCACCATTCATCATCGAGCCGCTAAGGGTGTTGCCGCTGTGGTCATCGAGGCTGTAGCTGGCACACGCGCTCAGAACGCAGGCCAGCGTGATTGCTAGGATGGTTCTCACCAGATTTCCTCTCAACAAATGACGGCGCTAATCGCCGCGATTGCAAGGCCGATGCAAGCGATAACGCCCGCCAGCGGAATGAGAAATGTCCACGCGGGCGGATACGGATTCACGGCGTTACGAACTCCCACTGAATATCTGAATTGTCAGTCATCCCCAGTTGCACCCAGACCTTCTCACCAAGGTCGATCCCCGCTCGATTCGTGACTCTACCCGAAGTATCCACGCCAGATTCGGCCTGCGGTTGTAGCTCGCCGAACACATAGTCATCGTCGTGAGTGTTCCAGGGGCCGACGTCCATCACGACCGCCAACGCGTGCTTGCCCGTGGCCGGGTTGATGACGCGAACAAACATGCCAAGGGCGCGCGTCGAGGGCAGGGCGACGAACGGGATGTGCGAATCGATCTTCCAGCCGGAAGCGGTCGTGCTCCCGACTAGGCCTTCCCGCGTCGCGCGTACCGTCTTCATTTGCCCTTCTCGAGAATTTGGCCCTTACTGGTGGAACCGCTGGAGCTTCCGAAGTAATAGTTCAGCACGATCGACACAAACCCGATCTCGGCACCCAAGATCATCTGTGTGTCGTCAATCTTTTTGCCGATGTAGATCATGAAGGCGATCAGCACCAGGAATTGCGCGATGACCGCAAAGGCTAGCCATTTGCGCGCTCGGTCGTCGGCGACGATCGCGAGAGGCGGCGAGACCAGTGCGGCGGCGGAGGCCTCAGTGCTCGCCTTGGTCGTCTCTTTTGTTTCAACCGTCTTTTCGACGGTCGGCTTGACTTCGTCGGGCATTTATCTTGTTCCGAAGTTCAAGCCGAAATTCCCATGCCCAGAGCCGCCCAAAAACCCACAGCAGTTCAAAAACGCTATAAACACCAGCAACCCGACCAATAGGCGGATGAGCACGAATACCTGCGACGGCAGCGCGATAAACATCGCGACCACGTACTCGAAGATATAGAGAAAGATGATCGCGACGATCGCGTAAACGAGTAAGTAAACCAGACATCCGAGCATGGGTGTCTCCTTAGTTTGGCCCCTCTCGCTTGGGCGCTTGCGGTCTGGTAGTGGGCCGTTTGCGGGTCTATCGACCGCGAGAGGGATACGTTCGTTTACTGTGCAACCGGCGGATCAACCGTACCCGCCAACGACAGATCCGCCGCCGACGGATTCAGCGTGATATGAAACCCGAAATCGTCCTCGGGGATGGTTCCGTCCGCGTTGGCGGGCAGCGTGACCTTGATGGTGGTATCCGCGGCTACGCCCTTTACGGCCTTGGCGACGGCTGCTAGCGGGTCAGTATTCGGAGTTACGCCATCGATGCCCATCGTCGCATCCACAGTAATGTTCGCGTCCGCCGGTGCCCAGGTAAGGCTCATTCCAGCCGGGAGGCTCGGCAGCGCGACGCCGCCCTTGCTGACGGTGACGTGCATCAGCGCCTTTTCGGTATCCATCATGTTCGTGATGGGGATCGCCGCGTGCAGTTTGAAGTTGTCCTTTGCAGCCATGTTCGTTGCTCCTTACTGTTTCACTGGTTGATCGACCGACCCGCCCAAAGTTAAATCGTCACCGGGCGCGGGCGGCCCAGTGCTAAGCTCGTCTTTGATTGCTGCTACGTCCGCCTTGATCTGCGCGATATCGGCGGCCATTTGTGGGTCAGTACCGCTCTTCCGGATCTCGAGCAGCAGATTGTAGATCGCCATCAGCCAGCCGAATATCACTTTCATAATTCTTCTATCCTACACCCGTTCTACACCGAGTTAACGTCCCGAAGGTTACGATCAGGTGTCTTTTTTGCCTGCTGCCTTGGCTTCACCCTGAACGAGACCTAACGCGAGTCCCTTGGCCTCGGCCGCCTGACGGGTCGCCTCGACCAGTGCGTCTTTCATCGAATTAGTCGATTTCTCCACCTTTAGGGTTAGCTCGGTGTTTTGCTTTAGCAGGGTGGCGGCGCGCCTCTCAGCCCGCGCAGCTAAAACCCGATTAACGATGGACGTGATCGTCGGCACCAGCGATGCGATGATTATGGCCGTTCCATTGTCCATCTCACTTATCCTTCTTCGGCGGCTCCGGTCGCTTCATTCCGCACTTCGGGCACTCCTTCCAGGCCCGCGACATCAGCCGTGGGCACTTGCAGGTCCATGCCGTGGCTTTCCAGTTCTCAGGCATCCAGCAGTCGCTTCAAGGCTTCGTCGTCCAAGTCCATCACGCTCGGCTGCTTGACCGCCTCGGGCGCTTTGGCCGTTAGCCGCTCCGGCAGAATCTCTTTGCGGCCGTACTGCTGGCGATACCGGGTCGCTAAATCCTCAGCCTCTTCCCGCTCTGTTGGCATTGTCGTTAATGCCTCCATCCGTTTATCCCTCGCAGACAGTCGATGCACGTCGCCGCGTCGATCGATCTGAACCGCACGGCGATAGCCCCGAAACACGAGGCCGCCCATGCCGCGAAAATGATCAAGACGATGATGCCGGTGAGGATCAGCGGCGCGAAGTAAGGGCGCGTGGGCTTGTTGTATTCGGAGGGATTCATTGCAGAGTGATCGTCTGGTAGAGCGCCGTAATCACAGCGGTCCCGTCCCCAGTAGTCACGTCCGTCACGTTCAAGGTCAAGGCGTTGTCGCCCGCTCCACTTGTATGCACAGTCGGATAAGGGCCACTAGCGATGTTCGCGGTTGTCAGCAGATACGATACCCCCGGAATATCGATAGCAACGCCTGTGACGCTTCCGCCCGCACCAATCGAAGTAACGTGCCCAGTTGCATCGTTCGTATCGTTAAAAAACCCGACGGGATCGATATTGAGGGCATCGTTCACGGCGTATCCACTACCTGGGACAGCAATCGTAGCCGATATGATTGGGCCGGCGTTATAGCTTTCACTTGTAGGGCCAAACACTATCGGCTGGTTCGCAAGGGCGGGTGCTCCAAACAAGGCACTGATGGCATTCACCGACGTTGCCGCCGCGAACACTGGTAGTGAAGGCGGAAAATTAGCCGCAAAAGCAGTATCTCTAATTCCCGCTACATTTAATTGTATATTGGAGCTTACAGAGCCATAGTTAAATCCCAGCCCTGTACCACCTCCAAGAGGACCACCCGCGGTGTATTGTATCGTTCCAAATTTGTACTGAATGAAGGGTGGAGCGATTAATTGAATGGCCTTACCTGCACCCGGCGCCGCGACAATAATTCTCGGCGTCAAGTCGGCCGCTTTGATTTGCGCCGAGGACAACGTCACGGTCGCGACGCTGATCGGGCCAGCCGACGTGACCGCCAGCACCGCCCCAGCCTGCGTACAACCCGACAGCGCCCCCGTGCAACTGGTGATCGGTGTGCCGCCGCCTCCGCCACCTCCTCCATTGTTGCCGCCGCCAAAGCCCGCACCCGGATTGCTCCCTGCTGCTGCTGCAAGGGAAGCGCAAAAAATTATTACCAACAGAAATCGTAAAATCTTCATTTCCATCCTATCCCGAAGAAACAGTTGCCGCCCGAGGTCGTATCAGTGGTCAAAGTCTGGCCCGTAGTCGAACATGCGCAGGTGAGTCCCTTGCTCAGGGGCAGCCCATCGAAAGGCAGCGCAAAGCTGCATGAGGACGGAGCCGGAGTACTAGCCGCAGGAGCCAACGGACATGCCGCGATCGGTATGGCACCCGTAGCTGGCAAGGTCGCGGAGTCGAAGCACATCGCCACCTCCGCGGCGGCACCATAGCCCAATGCTGAGAGCATGAGGAAATGGCGACTACCGGCGGCACCAAGGTTGGCGGCGCTGATGATGATCGCTGAGTTCTCCATCCCAGTCGTGGAGGCATTCGCTCCGTTCGCGTCCTTGTTCCCGGTGTGGTAATAGCCGATACCTTGCGCGTGCGCCGAGGCTGCCAGCAGCATCAGCGCACCGATAGTAGCCAGGATTCGTAGCTTCATAGGTCTCCTTTTTCAGTTCACCGGCGGCACCGGCGTACCGCTGAAATAGATCGATATCCAGTCCTTGGATGTAATATGGTTATAGACGCTGGTGGTATAAGTGCCCGCGCCGGTCACCGTCCCGCTGAACCAGACCTGAATACACGCTCCAATATCACCTACCGGGCACGCATCGTAAGATGGGGTCATCCCGCGCCAGGCTGCGTACAAATGACCCGCATAGAAGTCCGCGTTGAAGCAGTTATTCTCGCGGGACAGATTTAAGCCCGCGCCCGCGAAGCCGGGAAACGTGTGACTTGGTTGTTGCACCGTGTTGCGATCGGCGAGCTGAAGTACACCGGAACTCGCGCCGTTATCGCCTAGCGTGGTCTGATCCCAACCGCCTTCTTGAGTAGCTTCCGCGTACATCAGGATCGGGTTGATGCCCCATTTAGCGGCGGCCCATTGTAAGGTCATCGCGGTCGTTGGCGGGCTGGTAAAGCGACATGCTCCATCAATCCGGTCTGCCGAGCTTTGCCAACTGCTACCTACGAAAGCAGCATAAAAACTGTTCACCTGGGTCATGTAGTCGCTTGGGTTAGCCTGTGAATAGGACGCGAAGTAGTTGGCTGTGTACGCGTTGCTAGCTGCTATCGTCGAGCCATAACAAGCCGCAGTTATGGACGAAGTGCAGGTGGCAGCGCTATTTTCGACGCTCGATTTCTGTGCCGTTACCACCTTAGCCAACGCTTGCGCGTCGGTCAGCAGGGGACCGCCGATTAGTCCATATCCAACGCCGAAAGACGTATAGGTTCCATAAGTTGCAGGATTGGTATTCGCTCCGGGAATTGCGCTCGGATCGCCAAGCAGAACATCCGTCGGGTTGGGTGTCGGGTTTGGCGTGGGCGTCGAACTTGTATTCGCTACCGTCACGGACTCCGATGCTGCCGCGAGCAGCACGCCTCCTACCGCAAAGGCCTTGACCGAAATGGTGTGCGAGCCGTTCGTCACGGTCGTCGTATTCCACGCCTGAGTGTAGGGCGGCGACGATACCAGATAGACGCCATCGACGTAAAAATTAACCCAACTCACAGACCCGGTAAAAGTTACGGTGATATTTGTCGCCGTCCCGCTTACCGTCGCACCATTGGCGGGCGCGGTTATGGTCACGGTGCCCATCGCCGGCGTAGGCGTTGGTGAGGACGTGGGCGAAGGAGTTGGGGTTGGTACAGGCGTAGGAGTCGGGGTATTCGAGACCGTCACATTGGCTGAAGCCGAGCCGACTTGCACCGCGTTGGTGTCGTAGGCCTTAGTCGAAACCGTGTGCGCCCCGTTCGGAACGGTGGCCGAATTCCATGAGTAAGTGTAGGGCGGCGACGAGGCCAGATAGATGCCGTCGATATACCAGTTGACCCAGCTTACCGAGCCGGTGATCACATCCGTGAGATTGGTCGGGCCAGTGACCGTTGAGCCATTTGTCGGGGCTGAAAGGACGACCGAAGGGGTCGGCGAAGGCGATGGCGTGGTCGTCGGAGTAGGGGTCGGGGTTGGCATTGGCGTTCCGGTAGTAGTAGCCGTTGCCGCCAGCGACATTACCGCGCCGCGTGCCGCGATCGAGGGCGGCTTCAGCAATCCGAAGGCCATCAGAAGGCCCATCACCAGCGCGATCAGGATGTGGGTGCGATCCTTCACTGGTTCAATAAGCACCCATGAGAGAAAGCCACGTTAGTTGCTGGATAGCTGAACGTACAAATGTCGCACTTGCTTGCCGTCGTGGTGAAGGTCGGGGGAGTAAAGTGCAAGGTCAGGCCGGGAGCGGTGAACGTCGGGAGCCGACTACCCGTCGCGTCTTGGCAAATATCCATCGTCTCAGTTTGGCCCGCCCACTGCCCTGGAGGGATGGTGATAAGAGTGTTGCTTGTGAGCGTCAGCAAATGCTCCGCGTGGCCACCTGCGGGCATCACGATCGTGTACGTACCGCTGATGGTCGCCGTGGTCACAGTCGTGTCGAGGAGCTGCGCACCGAACGCGAGCGAATTGGGCAGGTTACCGTTTATCTTCGTGCAGGTGGTCGCGACCGCTCCTGCTGAGGTTGTGCAATCTCCAGTAAAGGCAGGCATCCGTGCCGCAGCGACAGTTCCTGTCAGATTAGCGGCGGTCAGTGAGGTTAGCGCTGCGGCATTCAGCGCCGGAAGCGTACCAGTGAAATTCGTGACCGCGAGAGTTGGCGACCCCGTGACCCCCGTGGGCATGGCCGCCGCGCTCAGCTTGGTCGTGTCGAGCGTCGAAGCTGCTGTTAGCGGAGCGGTCGCCAGAGAGGCGTTCGGGATTGACCCGGCCCCATAGGTAACCCCCGCTGGTATCTGCGCGCTACTGAGTTTTGTCGTATCGATGGTGCTGGCTGCCGTCAGGGGCGCGGTTCCCAGCGCGGCATTGGGGATCGACGCGACAACGAAATTCGATCCGATCAAGGCCGGGCTGTTATTACAACTGAACTGATGGGTCGTTGTCGAATAATTAAGCGAGGTCGCGCAATTCCCGACCGGTACAGCTTGCGGAATGGTCGCAGAACCTTGAAGCAGCGTATCGGCGCCGAGCGCGACGCCGCCGAAATTGCTGCTTCCCGCATTGTACTGAACGCTGTTGGTTGCGCCCCCGGGGATACCGCTGCTCGAACCGCTAGCGCCTTGCGGTCCCTGTGGTCCGGTTGCCCCAGTTGCGCCGGTAGGTCCGGGTGGTCCAATAGAGCCGGTTGGGCCTGCTGGTCCTTGGAGTCCGGCGCCTAGCGCGCCTGCGACGCAACTCCATTGCCCAGCGATGTGATTCGCCCACGCTCCTTTCGGAGAACGGCTAGATACATCCTGCGTACACGGGAGGGTTTGCGCGCAATCCAGGCAATACCCCTCGGTGCCGTCCGCCTGCGAAGGAATCGTGAGCAGATTGACGAAGGTAGTCGGCTTGAAGGTCAGAGATACTGAAGGCTGCGCCGCGAACGCTGACGTGGACAAGAGAATCAGAAGCGCCGCGATTCGGGTGATTAGTTTCATCGTTAACCCCTGGTAAAGGCCGCCCATAATTCCTGGAGGGAGAGCATCTGGCGATCGAGCTGCGCCTCGAAGCTCCCGGACTCGAACGGGTCTTGCGGTTCAAATACGGCCGGCTGAATCAGCGGCGTTTGCCGGATGATCAGCAAAGTTCCCGCCGCGGCCAGGGGCACCGCGAATACCACGGTCCCACCGTTCGCGTAGGTGTTGAGATGCGGATCGAGCGTGCCTTGTACGGTGTACGCGGAGTTAAAAAGCGGATTCGTCACGTTGCCCAGAGAATCGGTGTATTGGACAAAGAGATCCGTCTTCGCGCAGAAGTAGTACGGAAAGGCGTAAGAGGTCGCAATCCCATCGGTGGAGTAGCTGATTGAAACCGGCTGGCTGCTAACTGCCATCACTATACCTCGAACGGATTGCGGTCGTAGCCGTCGGCGAACTGCTGCCGCTTCCGGGTGAGTTCGGGACTTGCGCGCAGGGCCGTGCGCGCCTCGCCCGCGCCTAAGAGCATGTATTGAGCGGCTTCGGCGACGTGCGAGAACATGTCCTTACTAGGTACGTCGTGATAACGCTCCGCGCCCGCGACCCGCACCCGTTTGTAGTGATAACCGCCGGCCAGCGCCTTGCGGAGCTTCTGGCAGTTGGGATGGATGATCATCCCCGGCTCACCTTCCGTCATCTTGTTCAGGAAGTAGGCGAAGGTCTCGCGCCGCTTGGTCGGGTCGTTGGTCGATGCGGGTAGAGCCTGAATCCCGGCCGCGCGAAGCACTTGGAAGGGTGTGCCCTTGTCGGTCTGCGCTCGCGTGTCGCCCGCCGGATCGCCGGTTATCGTCGCGATCTTGTAGTCCGAGAACTCCTCGCGAATCGTGCGCCCGAGGAGGTTACCAAACTCAAGTGCTCCCATGTCCTCGGTAACGATTTCCTTATAGATTCGCCACGCCCCCATAACTGTACGCTGAGCGAAAGTGGCGGCTGGCGTAAGTCCGAAATCGATGCCGATATGGATAGGGAGCCCGCGATTAAGAGCAAATTCTCGACAGTGCATGTTGTCGCGGTATTCTGGGTAAACTGGTTTTCCATCGAGTACAAAGCCATATTCGCCATCGACGTACACCTTGATCCATTCGATCGATTTGCCCGACATCAGGCGCTCGTAATAGCCGGGAGTCAGGTTATCCAGATTTTCCGCCCCTTCGCCGCGACCGCTGGGCTGCGCATAGAAGCGTTCCAAACGCTGCCCCTCGGCGAGTACGCCGCGCTCCCGCAGCTTTTCCGCCAACTCTTCGTTGCGCGCGGCAATCTCCGGGTCGGGGAAGTCGGCCATCTTCGCCCACCAATGATCCGTATCGGGTGAGTTAGTATCCATGACGATCTGCGGTGCCGCACAGCCGTGGAGCACCTTGCCGGTCTTGGGATCGCGCACCGTGCGCGGGAAGCGGCCGACGCGGGCGGTCAAGCCGTCGAGAATTGCCTTGGGCAGCTCGCGCGCCTCGTTGATCCACGCATCGCTCAATTCGAGTGACAGCAGGTGGCGCAAGTCGTCAGGCTGATCAAGCGCTAAAAAGATCACTTCCCAATCGACCTTCGGGTTCTCGGTCACGATGCGGTGCATCGGCGGTCCCTTCTCGCGCCAGCGCCCGACATTCGGCGGCACCCACATCTGCCACGTCTTGATCGTGGTGGTCGTGAGTTCGGGATAGGTATTGCGGATGATCGCGGTGCGGCGGCGGATGACGCCATCGGGGCCGGGCCGCTGGAGCGTGAAGTTGCGGAGGAGCTTTGCGATACAGGCGGTGCTCTTGCCCGAGCCAAAAGGTCCGCGGATACCGCAAAGCAAAGCGTCGCTACGCACGAACTTCGCCGTAATCGGCCCTGGCGGATTCCAGGTGAAGTTGATCGGCTGCTCGACTTGTTTGACGGTTGCTTTCATTGGATTGCCGGTACGCTGGTTTGTGCCGGTCCCGCCTCGCCGAACTCGTTAGTCACCGGTTGCGGCGCACCGGGCGCCATGTCAGGCGAGTAGCCTTTCAAGGCGTCCCTGTGGGCCTCCATCGCGGCGGCGAGCTTGGGATCGGCCGATAGTCCCGTGTTGGCGTAACGCGCGGCGCTCGCAAGGATGTGTTCCATCTGCGTCTTGCGCATCAGGTCGCTATCGTTCTTGTAATCCCTGCTGTTAAGATATTCCGCCAAATCGTCGTGCAGGCCGTCCGCGCGGTCTTTGATCCATTGCTCCTTGGCTTTCGGATAGTTGTCGAGAAAGGCCGGGACATGAACTGGCTGAATACCAAGGCGCGCGATCTCGTTGACTACCGGGTCCTTCGTCGGTTCGGTGACGTTGACTGGGTAGAGCAGGTTCTTCGGAAAGCCCATAATCGGGTTAGGCACCGGCTGGTCGAAGATGTCCTTGTCGGGCGGTACGCTCTGACGCCCATTCGGACCCGGAATACTCATGGACATGTCTTGGCCCACGGTCTGCGGGTTGCGCTTGAGCACGTCCTGGCCCGAAGCAACCGCGTGTAGTAGCGATGACCACGGAATCAGGCCCGAGGCTTCCTGACCGATGAATTTCTTGAGCGCGGTCTTAATCGAGGCACCGCCCGCGACGTCGGTCATCAGCCGCTTGATATTGACCATGCTCTGAACGATGGAGTCATTCGCGAAGCTGGTTCCGACTGCCTTGACGTAGGCGCCAACCTTATCCATCGCGTCGGGATCGGTCATCGCATCGCGATTCTGCATGTAGTTGCCGATGATGCCGTATGGAACATCGAGGATGGGCGGCACCTGTACGCGGTGATCGCCGATGACAAATTCCGGCTCGCCGTACTGGTTAAGCTGGACGTTGCCTTGGTGGTACTGATGCGCGATCGCCGCGCCGAACATCGCCGTCATGGCAGCTCGCCCAACCGCCGATGCGCGTTGGCCCGGATCGCCCGAGACGATCCCCGGAATCTGGCTTAGCGTTCCTATCGTCGGATCAAGGCTTGCACCCATCTTCTTGACGTTGTAGGCGACGCGGAAGAAGGGCATTAGCTGGCGCAGAAACGGCGCCTGAAAGGCTTGCTGAACGTGGTAGGGCACGTTCGCCAGCGATGGCGGAGCGTCATCGGCTGGCTTCTCGATGGCGTTAGCGAACGTCGCAATATCGGCGCCTTTACCGGCCGCTAATCGAAGGTCGGCGGGCGGGTCGCTCAGAATCATCTTGTTAATGGCCTGCGCCCGCTGGTAGCCCTCTAACCCGCTAAGGCCTTCGCCTTGCGCCTGATTCACCGCCTGCCGCCACGCGCCCGCATGAAGCTCCATCGAGCTCGCAACCGCATGCGTGAACTGATGGACGGCGGTAATCCCGCGTCCCGGCAGTCGGAGCACGTTGCCGAGGTAGTCGATGCCCGTGCCGATGCCAGTGCCATCGAGTCCGAAGGCCTGCCCCGAGATGGCCTTATTGTTATCGACGAACGGACTGACGGTGCCGCCTTCGATCTGCGAGACTCGCTCACCCGTCTTGGCCGCTTGGCTGAACACATCGACCGCGTGCCAGAAGCCGTTCATCATGCCCTGAATGCGCGCCAGCGGTTCCCCCATCTTCACTTGGGAGCCGGGAATCAGCGATTCGATTTGCGCGCGGGGAATCGTCAAGGCCGTCGAGATGACGTTAGATAAGCCGATGCGGCTGCCAGTCCGCCCCACGTCGCTCAAGAGGTTGTTGACGTAATACTCATGGAGCGCGTGATAGACGTTCCGCCCGAGGCTGGAATCTTCGCCCATCTGCCGCGCGACGCGGGCTGTCGTCTCGGGCGGGAGCGCATGGAGCAAGTCCGATAGCTTCTGCCAGCCGTCCTGCTCGGCGTTGAACTGCTGAGCAATTTTCGCCGTGCCCGCGACGAAGGCGTTGTTCGGCTTGTTGGGATCGAGGATCTGGAGTGAGCGGCCGACATCGGAGCGCGTGCCGGCCAGCGTCGAATAGTTCTCCGCAAGCGCCGACCACCGATTCAGTAGCTGCTGACCGTCGGCGCTTACATCTTCGCCCGCTGCGGCTCTCGTCCGCAGATCCGCATTGAGCGCGTGGATACCGAGATTTTCTTCGTGATAAGTGCTCGCGAGCGCCTGGATGTTCGCTGCCAGCTTCGGAGGCGTGGAACCTTGCGCATAGTAAGATTCGAGGTTCTGGCGAAGTCCCTGAGACTCCTGCATGGTGAGGGCTTCGGGAACCGTCGTGGCGATGTCGGGGCGGCCAAACTCGGTCGCGATTTCCTTGCCGACGCGGGTAGCCTGGAGGTTGGCGATCTGGCGCTGGGCAAGCGATTGGGCGGCAGTTTCAGGAGTCGCCACAGCAGCCCCAGCTGCCGCGCCACGCCGTTCCGCATCTGCCTCGGGATATCCTTGAGCAGTATTAAAGGTGCCCGTCAGTCCGCGGTCATAGATAGCCTTTTGCGCGACATGAGTTATCTCATGCTCGATAGTGTTAGCGATTTGCGCCTGCTGTTCTGCTGCAGGAATGTTGGCATGAGGACGGAATAATTCAGCATTCAGTTCAAGTGAATTATTCTCAGGATCAAACTTCGCAAAAGCATCCGACTCGGGATTGTGAACGACATCGATGCCGCCTTTAAGCGTGCCCACTAATCGCGGATGCTTTTGCGCTGCATCATCGATTGCGCCCTTGACAGAAGATTGAATTGTGCTGGCTTCCTCGGGCGTATAATCAGATTCCGGTAGGTTAATCCGTATCGCTGGCTTGCCCGTCGGAGCATTTGCATAGCCGATCGGTGCGATGCCTTTTTGTCCATCCGCGAGCCACGCTGCGCGATCCGCTTCAAGATTCGGTGGTGACAGCAGATTGCCCTGACGGTCGACTGTGGCCTTTACGGGAGCGGCCGGTGTTGCGCCGCCCCCTTCAGCGGTCGGGGCAGCAGCTCCCGCCGCCGGTTCTCCTGCGGTCTGCGCCGCGATGAGATGGTCATGCGTCTGCTGGCGGGTCATATAATCGCCGTCGGCACCCACGAAGCCGGTATCAAGCTTTTGCTTGGCCGCTACTTCGGGCGGCAGTGAATCGTAGACTTGCGCATGGGCGGTCGCATCAGGTGCGGTATAGACCTTGCCGGTTTCAGGGTCGCGGACGGCCGGCTTCAGTCCATTAACCGCAGCCTTCAGATTGGGGCTAGCGCCCTCCATCTCGGCGAGCGGTTTGATCTGCTCCGTCGATGGCAGCGCTTCTTTGACTGCGTTAGTGGCGTCCGGTTTATCGTTGGCAACATCGGTTATTCCGCTAGGATAGGCATGCAATTCTTGAGCGCCGACAGCCTTTGATGCTTCGGCTCTTGTGAGGTATTTCCCTGCTTTATTGACGAATCCTAATTGGTCGTCGCCTAGCGGACCCGCAGCATCTAACATCTTTTCGGGGATACGTTCAGAGATATCGCCGTGCGTCTCTCCGGGCTTTCCCGCGAATACCGTCTGCGCACCACCGTCGCCCTTGATTCTAATGGCTGGGGCCAGCCCTTCAGCGCCCTCCGTCGCCTCACCGGCCTTACCGCCCATCCCGAATAGCGCCTTGATGGCCGGGACGACGCCGCCGAAGGTCGCCGAATCGGCCGCCATCGCCTTACCGAACCCGAGCGCAATCGGCGCAAGTTGCACGCCGTATTTGGCGACCTTTCCCGCAGTCGGAGAGCCGGTTAATTCAGTGACTGGCTTTTCGACGAACTTATGCGTCAAGTCCTCGAGCGCGCCGCCGCCCATGCTGTCGCCAGCGCCTTGACCTTCAACCGCGGTCGCCTGCTGCTGTGCTTCGGCTGGCGACTTCGGCGGCTGCATACCCGCAGTGGCGTCGGCACGTCCGGTCTGCTTGAGCCAATTCTGAAACGCAGCCGGGTCGGCGGCGATCGCGTTACGGCCGTCGGTGGTGTCCTGTTCGTCCTGCTTGCGCGCCGCATAGGCGTTGTCGATCGCATCGGTGCTCGGCAGCTTCACGCTGGCGCGCGAAAGAATGCTATCGGCATATTCCTGTGAGCCCGGAGCAATCTTGCCCGCATCGAATGACTTAGTACCCTGCCGGTAGGCCATCAGCGCAGCGCGTTCGTTGCCGTGGTAGCGGCCGATGAGGTCGCCCATGATCTTCGAGCCGAGTGGCACGTTGACCGCCGGGTCGTTCAGCGTGGCCGGATCTGCGCCGTAGAGTTTGGCCGTCGAAGGCATCACCTGCATGGGACCGATCGCGCCGGCTGAGCTGGTCGCGTTCGGATCGCCGCTCGGATCTTCGTAATGCTGCATTGCGGACAGCAGTTCTGCGCGTGGTTCAGGCATTATTCATCACCATCCCCACGCCGGATCGCCCGGATGCTTTAGCCGCTCTGCCTGCCATTCTTTCGCTACCGCATCAGGGACCGCCGGCGGCAGCCCCGTAGGCTTCGGCGTGGCGGGCGCTCCTTCGCCGGGACGTGGAACTGCTTTGAGCGCCGCTTGCATCTTGTCGAAATAGAATTGCGGCGGCTCGGCTGGATGGCCGTAGATGGATGCTTGGTAGATGCCAATTGCCTTTGCCGCTGCTTGTGCAAAAGCTCCTTTATGGTGGTCTTCGTAACGCACGTCTTCGTGGCTGGTTACAAAGTAGTTTTGTTTAAGTTGATTGCCTGCGGTGATTCGCGCCTGTCCGGCGGGTGTCTTCATCTGCTCGATCGCTTTGTCGATCGTCGCCCCATACCGATCCTTATCGGCTGGACTCAAATTCTTGTTGGCCTCTTCGGCGGCTAGGTCGGCCTTGAGCGTGCGCGCGTCGTCAAGGCTGCTGAGATTCTTAATCTTGTTCTCGATAAGTCCTTGCGTTGCGGGCGACGTTTGCACTTCGTAGGGTCGTCCGGTGATATGCGCGAACCACTCGTTACCAAGTACTCCCGCCTCGTGGTCCTTCACGGCTTGAGCCATATCCGCCTGCCCGTGTTGCTGGATGTACTGCTGCTGGTAAGCGACCGCCTTTGCCTCAGCGGCGCCCGAGGCGATGTCGAGCTGCTTGTGCGCCTGACTCATCGTATTGTTCGCGAGGCTAATTGCTGCCATCTGCTGTTGGCCATCGATCATCCCCGGCGGCAGCGACTTGATGTAATTGCCGATCTGGGCTGGATCGTTTACCGCGACCGACTGCATTCGCTTTTCGAGCTTGGCCTGCTGATAACCAGCTAGGATTTCATTCGCGACGTTCGGATTCTTGCCGTAGATCGAGTTGACCTGAGTGACGAAATTCTGCTCGGCCGCTTGTGCGGTTGGGCCATCGGTGAAATTGCCCTTCGCATCGATCGTGTAGTTCGCGCCCGACAGGTTCGCCGCCTGCTTGCCGTTGAACACCACCTGCTGATGGTGCTCCACCATCGTCTGCGCAGCCCCGGCCTTGAGCGCTTCGTCCTGATACAAGCCGACCTGCTTCGGCAATTCGGATTGGAGGTAACCCGCAATGTGCGCGTTCTGCGGGTCCTTGAGCGCCGCCTGAAGAATCTCGTTGCTCTTGAGTTTGAAGGCGTCGGCCTGCTGGTCGCCGGGAAGTTGCTTGACGTCGACGAGCGCCTGAGTGAGCCCTTGTCGCACTCCATTAGTGACGGTGTCCGCGTCAAGAATCTGCTTGTGCTGATACTGAACGGCGAGGATTTTGCCGAGTTCACCGAGTCCTTCACCGACTTGGGCTTGCTCCTTTGCCAAAGGCGCGGGAATCTGCGGCGCGGTGCGGGCATAGCGCGGGGGAACGTCCTGCACCGGGACGGTCTGCTCGATCTGTGGGATTTGCGCGAAGCCGCCCATCACCAGAGCCCGTCCATCGAAGTGCCGCCGCTATAGTTACTGTTGCTGCCGTAACCTCCCGTTCTTCCCAGCAGGAGCCTAGTGCCGATGCCGCCGAAGGATGAGATGGCGCTGCCAACGCCGCCTAAGATGCCCTCCTGCGTCGGATGAATCTGATTCGCCTGCCACTGCTGGAAATTCGCCTGGTTCTTGAGGCTCGACGATTCCAGCTCGCCCGCATACCAGGTATTGAGTTCGTTCATGCGCGCGTTGGTCGCGCTCTGCCGGATGATGTGCTGGGTGCTGCCGCCTTGGCCGATATTGGCGCCCGCGATGCCCGCCGCTTGCTCGCCGAGTAGCGCCGTGTTTTTACGGATCTGCTCAGCCTCATTCGCCGCGCCCGCGTCCGAGGCCTGCTTAGCCTCCTGATTGAGCGCCGTCGCGTTGTATTCGGCGATATTCTTCTGCTGCTGGGCCTGCGACGAGCCGGAAAGTCCCTGCATCGCGGCCGACGCGGCAGTGAGCCCAACGATGGCGGCGACTTCCATCAGCGGGTCACCCGCGCGTAAAGGCACGCGTCGTAGCCTTGATAGAAGTTGAACATCACGCCTTCCATCTCGAAGCCGAGCAGTTCCGTCACCCAGCGATGGCCCGCGATGTTGCCCTTGAGCACCGTCGTCTCGATCCGCGGGATGCGCTGCTCGGCAAACCATGCGCGCATCGCTTTGTTGAGGCTGAGGAAGTGCTTAGGCGCGAGCACCGGATCGGTAAGCGCCCAGCAGCGATAGACGCCGGGACTAAGGCACATGAGACCGACACAGGCCACCACGCCTTCATCGACCCAACCCACAAAGGATGGCCCTGATTCCTTCATGCGCTCGCAGAACTTGACAGCATCGTGCGCCTCGCTGACGCCCTGTCGCCCGAGCTTCTCAAGATGCCACGGCTGTAGTTCTTCAATCTTCACTGTCTAAATTGGGATAGATCCCCACGATCGTCACCGGGAACGGTTCGTCGTTGATGTAAGTCAGCCGTCCTTCCACTTCGTAACCGCCGGGCCAGTTGAAGGCATAGGTCTCCTCGGGCCAGAGGCCGTTATAGACGGTGAGCGCCTGGTCCATCGGATCGTCGGGGTCGCGAAACTCCAAGTCGTCCATCACCGTCTCGGGCGGGTCGCTCAGCTCCTTGTCGGGGTCCTCGCGTCCGGCTTTGCCGCCGAGTGTGTTGAGAAAACGGAAAGTGATATCGGTGATGCGCTTGACCTTGCCCTGCGAAGTACCGAGCGCGCCGCCCGCCTCCAGCGGCATCGTGGTGAGGCGGCAAGTCTGCGGCAAGCCAACTTGGACGATCTTGGCTGGCCATTGGAGCTTGATCGTGCCGCCGGTCACGGTGCAGTCGGGATGGCGCGCGCCGTCGGTGAGCACCTTCACGGTCATCCCTTCGAGGTAGCCGAGTCCGGTTATGGTTTGTGTCGACGCGCCGTTGTAGGTCGATCCCGAATCCGAATAGAAGGCGTCGGTCGCGAGATTGCCGCCGGTCAGAAAATGCGGCCCCAGATACTCGACGTAGCGCCTGGTGACGCTGTTGATGGTGCGGTTGACGATCAGCCAGAGGTCGTCCTGATTCTTGGCCGGCGCCGGAATGCAGGCGATCGATTCGGGTGAACCGACCATCGGATGGCGATGCCACGCCGTAACCTGCTGTTCTTCGTTGAAGGTAAAGCCGATCAGATCGCCGCTAGGTGGAGGCGGTGCGGGCGGCGTGAATAGGTGCAAACTTAGGATGCCCTCGACTGACTCATCGTCGCGCTTGGTGAAGGTGAGCAGATCGGGACTGGTGAAGATGGCGCTATCGAACGTCGGCGTTCCGGCGTCGCCGAGCGTCACGAAAAGAGCGCCGGTCCACACGAAGTTGGTGCCAACATCCGGCGCCGGTATCGGTCCTACTACCGACCAGGTGGCGCCGTTATCGGTTGATGTATAAGGCTGTCCGGTAGGCGTCCCGACCCAGGCGAATAAGTTGCCCCCAGCCCCACGGATTACCGATTGGGTCTGGCCGCTGCCGGGAGCAACGCCCAAATCGAGGCGCGTGGTCCACGCTGCCCCGATGGGCGAAGTAGCAATCCCTAGATGGCCATTGGCTAATTCCCCAGCGACGATCCATTGGTTGCTCTGGATGTCCCACAGCACCTGTCGGCGCTCTTGTGAGATTAGGATGCCGCTGGCGTTTTCGGTCCATGTAAGCCCGTCTGCTGAGTAAGCATTGACAGGATGCTGCGTCGAAAACGCAATGAAACCGGAACCGTTAGTTCCTATCCAGGCATATTCAATTTCGGTGGCGCTGGTGAAACGCAGGTTCCACGGACCAAGCGGACTCGTTGCCGAGTAAATCCTACTCTTCTGCCCCGCAACGAATGCGCGCCAGTCAATCGCGACATAGGTCGTACCATTAAACGCAATCCCGACCGCTTTAAAACTGTCTGCCAGGTTGGCCCACGTCCAAGTAACTCCATCGGCAGAGGTTCCTACGACGCCTTGCGTATTCGGCGAACCAGATATACTTCCGACGGCGACAAATTGCGCGCCGTCCCAAATCACGGAATTGAGGCCCCCGCTTTCGCCGAGAACTGTCAAAACACCAAAGTTCGTTGTGCTCGGCAAACTCCGTGAGATGAAGGTGACACCGCCGTCCACCGAGGAAAATAATTGACTCTCGCCTACCACTACATAGGTCCGATTCCCGTCCCAGGCCACGTCGGTGAGTATGTTGCCGCTGTTATCGCCCGGATTAGCGATCGTCCAGGTGATGCCGTCGGGCGAGGTCAGAATCAGGTTGTCGGTGCCGGTCGCGATAAGCAGCATATGACTATTGCCTGATCATCCAGATGATGCTGTCGGGTTCCTGCTGGAAGGCCAGCGCTTTGCACCCGTTCTTCTCGAAAATGTGATTCGCCAGCGCCGCCAAATCCTCGGACTGATACTGGTCGGTAAAGAATTGATACTTCATGATGCGGAGCTTCTGGCCGCTGGTCTGAATCCAGAGCAGCGAATAGCCGATCAGCACCGGCTTGATCGGGCGCGAGCCGTGGCGCATCTGCGCCTTGCTGGCGATATTGCCGGGGCCAAACGGCTGTCCGGTGTTGATCTCCTGGATGACGTGCTCCGCGCCCTCGGTGCCAACGACCAGCACGCGGCCCTCGATCAGCCATTCGATGTCGTCCTGGGTCGGAAGCTGGATCGCGATTCCCATGTCGGCGGTGGCGACGCCGCCGGGGGTGAGCGCGCTGAAGTTCTCGAAATCGGCCGCCACCGAGGTAAAGACGTAGCCCTGCCGCGCGAAGCACAGCCGCCCGCGAAAGAACGAGGTGGTCTGCGGGTAGCCATCGCGATTGTTGAAGGCGCCGACCGCCCAATTTGAGGTGGCGTTCTGGGAAAAGACGACGGCTTTCGGCAGGCGATTTACGGTGCCTGCCGCGTCCTGAATGATGACGTCGGCGGTCGCCGTCCACAGGCGGTTATCGGCCGTGCCGCCCGAGACGTAGGGATCCCACGAGGTGCCATCGACTGCGCCCCCCGTACCGTCGCCGTCGACGTCGTCCTGAAAGAGCGCGAAGGTGTTACCGGACTTGGTATTGACCCGATAAAAGGCATCGTTGACCTCAGGCATGCCCTGCACGTCTTTGATAAAAATCAGGTCGCCATTATTCGCGGTGGTGGCAACGTCCGTCGTTACCACTGGCGGCTTGGCGGCCGAAATCGCGGTGATGTTCACGGCCGCACCAAGGGGATCGGGATTGCGCGCGGTGAGTCGCACGAAGCCCGAACCGTTGTCGCGATATTCCCAGAGAATCCCGTTATTGCCGCCGCTATCGTAAGCCTGACCACTTAGATGCGTCGGCGGAATGCTGCCGGTCACGGGCGCTGGTGGACTGCTGCCGGCCACCGTTCCGTTCAAGGCTTCATAGGTGACGCCATTAAATCGCCGCCGCGCGCCTTTCTTGATGCTGACGCCGACCTCCCAGGGCCGAATCGTGCGAATGTTCTGCTGCGTAAGCTGGAAGAGCGATCCGATCAGCCCCGGATCGAAAATATCGGCGCTCGCGGTCAGCGTGATGCCGAGGCCGGTTTGCGCGCTGGCAAAGACCATCGGATCTGTGCCGGGGTTGGCGGTGGCGAAAGGACCGCCTATAAAGTTGACCGGCGCGAGCGTCCAATGCGTCGGGCCAAAATGCGACAGCTTGTAGGCCGGAATCGTGGCGCTGCGATGCGTGAGATAGAGCACGTCCGCCGATTGCGTGTAATCGAGCTGGAACATGCCGTTGGCGTCGAAGAGCGAGGCGGCGGCGTAAGGCGACGCAATCTCGAAGGGCGTCGCGATACCCGCGCCACTCAGGCCATTGCCGAGCGTCACCTGCTGAAGGCCGACGCCCGAATACACGGTCGAGCTCACTGCATAATAAGAGTTGGGCGCCCACATCGGCCGCTGCAGGCACTGCCACGTCACGGTGCCGTCGGGCGGGCTGAACTGGCCGTAGGTGGTGCCAAATAGAGACGCCCAGACCGCGTTGGAGGCGCTGTTCGTGGTGCCGGTGGTGCGCGCGATTTGCACGTTGCCGTTGGGGTCAAGAATGATCGTGCCGATGCTGACGGGGGTTGAGGGCGCACGGGCCGGAAAGCCGAGATTGGTCCAGGTCAGCGGCCCGTCGATTGTGGTGCCTCCAACTACCGGGTTGAAATTCAGCGAGACGAGACTTACCTGCGCGTGGTTCTGATAAAACCGCATGTAAAAATCGCCGACCTCGATGATGAAGGCCTGGGCAACGCTGCGGATAAATGGAATCAGCGCGGTCGGCTTATTGGAGAATTTGACTTCGGCAACGAAGCGCGTGCCCGGACGGCGACGCGCCGGACCCTGCACCATCGGGATAAAGTTCTCGAGGCGAAAGCACGCGGTCTGGTAGCCCTTCTGATCGGTGCGGCTCTCCATCGCGGGCGACCATTCGCCCGAATTGAAGGCCGGCAGTCCGGGTGAGGCTTTAGCCATTAGCCGGGCAACCTCGATAGCAACCAGGAATTATCGGGCAGCGGATCGGGCGGCAGTTCGATCGAGTCCGCGCGGATCGCTGCGATGATGGCCTTTTGATATTGCGCATTCGCACGATCGCGCTTATCCCCCATTTGCGTCATGTCCTCAGCCAGTTTCGCAGCTAATCGACACCCGAACGCCTCCACAAAGCCCGGATCGAACATGGTCGGATCGGTGATGCGTGCGATGTAGCGCAGCGGCAGTGGACCTAGCGGCGTGCTCGTGCCAAAGCCCGTCACCTGATTGCTGACGATGGTCTTGCCTTCAATCTTCCAATCAGCCGCTTCGCTGGTAACGACACCGAGCCAACGCTGCGTGCCGGGAGACCAGCGCCCCGCCTGAATTACGCGGATATTATCGTCAGGGAGTTGATAGGCAGCGAAGTAGCCAAACGCGGGCGGCGTAGTGAGCGCGGGCAACAGGACACGCTTGACCGCGAAATTCCAGATGTGCTCGCGCAGCTCTGCGTCGCGCTCGATCTCATAGATGGCGAGTGCCGAGCGCGCCGCCTTCACGTTATCGTTGAGCGTCGTGATGCGCTGTTGGCCCAACAGGGTCAGGGCCACGTTGACGATTTCGACATCCGAAGGCATTTATTCAATCCGTTCGAGTGAAAATGTCGCTGTGCGACCACCACCAAGCGACAGCGCAAGAGAGCCGCCGGAGTTTTGAAACGCTATCAACTCCAAGTAATCGCCACTATTGAGCGCGACGAGAGCACTAGATGATATGATGGTGGTATCCCCTGGATTAGCGCCGATGTCGATTTGACCCGCCCCTGTGAGTGTGGTGCCGTTCAATTTGAAGAGTAGATAACGAACGCCAGTAGCGTTGCTTGCATAACTGATGCTTCCCGACACTCGATATTTTCCTGTGGCCGGCGCTGTAAGCCGTGTCGGGTTAGCATTGTTGTAATAACTCGTGTCATCCCACTCGACGGAACCACCAGAGGCGGTTACGAAGGTGACGGCCGTGAGCGTGTTATTCGCGAGACTTTGAGCATTGGTTGTCTTTATCGACGCGCTACCAAGCGATCCGCCAGACCCCGCGGCTCCGGTTGGTCCTGTACTCCCGGTCGCTCCCGTGGCGCCGGTAGAACCCGTTGGGCCTACAGCGCCAGCCGCCCCAGTGGCACCTGTAGCTCCCGTCGACCCGGTTGGACCCACTGATCCGGCGCCACCTGGGCCAGTCGGCCCAACTGCACCCGTAGCTCCAGTTGCTCCAGTAGGACCAACTGCCCCAACACTCCCAGTAGACCCGGTTGCTCCTGTTGGCCCTATCGCGCCTGCGCCTCCAATTGGTCCGGTCGGCCCAGCCGCCCCCGCCGACCCAGTTGCCCCGGTATTTCCGGTCGCGCCGGTAGGCCCGGCCGTTCCAGTTCCCCCGGTCGGACCCGGAGTGCGACGCTGTAGCGCTAACTCGTAGTTGATGAGATCCTGTCCGGTCAGCGCGACCTGCTGAGGGTTATTAGCCAACCTTGAGGCCCTTGCCGCTCAAGTAGTTCTTGAACATATCGAGAATGTCCTGAACGCGGACGTTGCCGGCACCAGAGCCGCCCGAGATGGTCGGAATGGTCGCGAGATCAATCCTCAACTCGACGTTACCGGCACCAGGAGCGCTCGTTCCCTCGACGATTTGAAATTCGGTCTGCCCAAAAGACAGACTTAGAGACACAGAGGCCATGAGTTACCTCGGAAAGGAGGGGGCCGAAGCCCCCATCCGGTTACGGCATTTTGTAGCTAATTTCGACCAGGATGGCGCCGCCAGTGGTGACCGCTGCCGTGAGCGTCAGCACCACGTCGTACTCGGTCGAGCCGATCGGCGTCCCTTGCGGCGGGTCGGTCGTCAGTCCAAGCATCTTCCAGATTGTTTGATCGGCGTTGGCGACCGTCCAGAACGTCGCGTTGGCGAAGGCCTGTTGGGCCTTGGTGGACGCGGCCACGAGCGAGAGCGCGGCGACGAAGAACTGCTTCGCGTTGGCTACAGATCCCGCCTGAGTCACAGGAAGGAAGGGACTCGACACTTCCCACAATCCGAGATCGCCGGCGGTGGCGCCGCCTTGTGCGGGCGTGCTCACCTCGCACGAGACGAGTACGGCTTCGGCTGGGAGCCGAAAGAACCCGTAGTGTGAGGCGATCGAATCGCCAGCGACGGCGGTTACGATACCGCGCTTCTGGAAGTTGCGGCCGGCGGTGCGCGCATCGTTCACCTTCGGTGGCGAACTCGTGATGTTGGTGAGAACCGCGGATGCGGTGTTTACTACAGCCATGTTCTTTTACCTCCGTCCCCGCCAGGGCAACGGTTTGTTAGGCGCCTTTCGGCGCGGGTTTCTTCGGTTCCGCGAGACGCTTCTTGTAATCGGCGTCAGTCTCGTGCTCGTACTGCGCATCCGGCGCCGGTGGCGGCGGCGGTAACGGATCGATCACCTCGACACGTCCCTGTTTTTCCATCGCGTGGAGATGGCGCTTAAGCTGCGGATCGAAGCTGGTATCGACCGCCGCATCGCCGGGGAAATCCTTGGCCGTGCGGTTGACTGGCGTTGCGGCTTCGCCCGTTGAGACCGGCCCTTGGACGGACTTGGGGCCAAACTGTTTCTCTTCCATTGCGCAATTTCTCCCTGCCTATTTGAGGCAGTTGATCTGGAACACCTTCTTCTCTTGCAGGCGGCAGGCGCCGAAACCGGCCCAGATACCGACCTGCCACGGCGCCATCTCCAGCCAGTCGGCCTGCACGATCTTGGTCGTGATGCCTTCCCACGTCCCGAAGTGCATGCCGCTCGCCGCGTACACCGGCACCATCCGGTAAGTCCCGGTCGACTCGAGCTGCAGCAGTTCCGAGTGAATGAAGTTCATGCCGAGGAAGCGCGTGACTCTGCCTTCCTGGAGCACCGGAGCGTCGGGCTGGTTAAAGTCGCGGTTGATGACCTGCGCTTCGGCCAAGAGGTTGTCGAGCTGGGTCGCCTGCGCGATGACGTGAATCGTGTCCATCTCCAGGTCGACTTCGTTCTGGAGCAATTGACGCCGTGCTTCACGCAGCTTCGCCACCGTCAGGCCGGTATCGGCCGACGCGCCAAAGTTCGAGGCGATGATGTTGCCGGCGGGAAAGGCGGTCGTGTCGTTGCCGAGCTGGCCGGTCTTGCTGGTCTCGAAGAACGCGCGGATACACTCGGCGTCGTGCTGGCGGTTCATGCCCGCCATCAGCGATTCCACGTAAGTGCCGCGCGGGTCGGCCTGCGTCATCAATTCATCGAATTTGTCAAAGAGGACGTATTCGTTGAAGAGATTGGGTACGACCCACCGATCGTCGTGGAACACATCGGCATACGAGACCGGCTGCCCGCGCGTAGTGCGCCGCGTGGGAGTCAGCAAGCCGATTTGTTTGACGGCCTGGGCCTGCTGCGAGCCGGTATGCACGCCCTGCCGGAAGCTCTGAACGATGCGGGCGGTGCGCTGCTGGGCTAGGAGTTCAAAGAGTTGGGTGAATTTATATTCGTAAAGTGCGACAACCGAGGTGTCGACGGTAGCCATCTAGGGAGCCTCCAGAAAGTTAAGGCGGTCACTTTCGTGTCGGCATCCCCGGCTAACCGGAACCTTCACTCACTCAGGGCGGCTGAGTTACCCGGCCGGTCTTTCCCGGCTGGTCAGCGGACGATTGCTCGATACCCGCTGATACTTTATAGCTTTTCGATACGGCTGACTTCTGGTGCGCAATCGGTGAAGAAAATCACATCATCGATTGATGCACACTCAAACCACCAACCGTTGTAATGCCATACTCGATAAAGACTTCGTTTCACCCGGCCCTCGGCGGCGTATAGACCGGGACTGGCGGCGGCGCGGCCGAACCGTGCTTGTCCTCCCAATCCGCGATACAGAGCCAGTCTCCATTGTTCGTGCCGCGCATCTCCTTGCGCGGATACTTGTTACCACAAGTAGCGCATTTCTCCTCGCGGTCCAAATCTTTGCGGCTGTTCATCGTGGCGCGCTTCCAGTGGCGATACGGCTCAGGCGGTCAAACTCCTGCGCCTCGGGGCCTTTGGGATTGTTGAGATAGCGTGTGCGCCATTCGCGGTCGCCGGTTTTTTCCTTGAGCGCGGCGTCGGCCTGCGCAGGTGTCATACCGAATCCCTGACTCGGCTTGTCGCCGCCGACGAAGCTGCCTTCGCCCACTTTCTCACCTATACCGGAAAAGAGCTTCAGAAAGGTCGCGGTGCCTACGGCGTCTTCGATCTTGCCGAGCACTTCTTCGGCCTTGGCGCGATCGCCGCCGACCGTCGGCATGACAAATTGGCTGACCGCTCGCCGCGCCATTTCCTGCCGCTGGTTGAAGGTCTCGCCCGGCCATTCGCGGTGAAGCTGGGCGACTTCGACTTGCTCCTGCTGAGCTTGCGCGGCGTTCTGCGCTTCCACCGCCTTGTTCATAAAGGCCGTATAGCCTTCGGCAATTTTGGTCGCCTGCGCCTGGCTCAGACCGGCCGCATGAAGGACCGGCGCCATCGCGCCCGCAAACTCCTCACCACCCTCCACCACCGGGAGCTTATAATCTGTTGGCGCGGCGGGGCGTCCGAGACGAGTGTACAGGGCGTCGAGTTCTTCGGGCTTCGCCGCACTGAGGTCTTTGGGTAGCCGGAGCAATTCGTCCTTGGGCACGCCGACGAACTTCTCGGTGTCGCGAGCATACTTGATAGCATCTTCGGGCGATTTGAGCGCCTTCAGGTCGGCCCAGCCCTTGAGGTCGGCGTCCTTAAGTTCGCCGTACCAGGGCGCAGGGGCCGCAGACGAAGCGGTTGCGGTCGCTCCGCCTGCGGGCTGAACCCCCTGTCCCTGAACTGGCTCGGTTGCTGCTGCCGGTGTGCCAGCCATGCTAAACCTCCAATCTGTCGTTCATCCGCAAGCCGCTCTCGCGTGCGAACAACCGATCAGCCTCGATCAGTTCGCTCGGATGCACGTTCAAGTAAAAGTTGATCTGCCGCCAGACTTCATCGCGGCCGGCGGCGACCGCGCTCGCTAGCGCGTCGATTCGTCCGCTACGATCATATTGGACCGTGGTGGCAGCGTCGGCGCGGCAGAAATGCCGAATCGCCGCTATTACCAGTTTGCCGTCGCCGGTCAGCTTCCGATCGTTATCCAGCATGAGGCGCGCGAAGGCTTCGGCAAAAACACGGCGCCGCCAGATATAGGTGAGGGCGTTCACTTAGGATGCCCCCGGTTATAGACGCTCGATTCGCCCATCGCGCTCGCGAACTTCTTCGAGCTATTCGCCTTGGCGTAGAACACCGACTTACCTTTCTTGGCGCCATATTCTTTCACGAACTTGCTCATGACCGTGCTACCGGTGGCGGTCTGCGGCATGGGCCACCCCCAAAAGAAGTATCATCGCGAGCACGCCCATGCCGACTCCGAGCGCAAGTAAGATATCCATCAGTTACCCCCTACGATAATCTTGCCCGCTTCCAAGTCTTTCACTGAAGTCACCATGCCCGACCGATGGCCGATGCTCTTACCTTTGAGGCTGCGCACCCAGCTATTATAGATGGCCGCATAGGCGCGTGTAGTACCTGCGGGCATGTTCTCGTTCTGTTCGATCGATAATTGGACGTCGAGCACGATGCTCGTTTGGCAGTCGTGGCAAAGCACGAAGCGGCCCTGGCCGATCAGTTCCCTACTATCTGTAGTTGCCAGCTTGAGACAGCCGCGAATTGCGCAGGCTACGGTGGTGGTCATAATCCGGCCTGCTTTTCTAGCCGTCTGACTCGCTGTCCAAGTACAAAAGCTACCGCTAGAATCATCGGCCACGTCAGCGCGATTATTTGAAAACCGAGTATCATCCCTGTTGCGCTCCCTGCTGTTGTGGCGCGCTGGTCGCGATCTGCTGCGCCTGCGCCAGATTTTTCGCCGCCCCCGCCGCCTGCGGCGCCGCCTGCACCAGCGCCTGCGCGTTAGCCTGCTGCGCCTTCTGATCCTGCAACGACTTCATCTGCTCGGGACTTAGGAGCAAGTCGGACCTTAGACCGTTCACGTCGCTCACTTCGCGCGCCATTTTCTCCCAGTCGAACACGTCGAGAATTTCGGGATGGCCCGCTTCGGCGACCGGGATCAACTGCTCCAGCGTCCGCTGGATGGCAATGACATCTTGGGCGCGTTGCAGCCGGTTAAGTGGCGACTGGTACTCCACCTTTATAAGACCGCCGGTACGTGCCAGCGAGTCGGGCATAGGGCCTAGAGAATCAAGCACGCCAGCGTGAAATAGAATATCGATTTCTCGATTAATGACATTGCCTAAGAACTCGCTTTGCTGGCGGCCCATCGCTGGAGTCAGTAGTATCCCGCGCTCTTCCGCGATCTGGAGGACTTGCGTAGCGGTCATGTTCGGATTCTCCAGCAGCATCTCGAACACGTTGCCATACGCTGCTTCCTTGATGGCCTTGCGCCGGTACTCCATCTTCTCTTCGGTGATGTCTACCTTGGCACCGGAAATGTAAGGTATAGCCAGAGGCTTACCATCGTCGGATACCATTCCATAATTGAGAGCACCAGGACGAACACTGAAAGCATTGCCAGATTCAGGTAACAGAACAGGGGGGTCTGCGGCTCTCTGCGCATTGTTCAGGTCCGTCCTACTCATCTCATTGAGCATCTTCACATCGGCCAGCGCAATAAAGAATGGACTCCGTCCATAGACCTCCCTGGGTCCGACCGTGAACCGGCTCGTCGCATAGGGATTCATCCGGTAGCCGCCCTCATCTACTATCTGTATAGGATTGACGCACAGGTAGCATTCCTCCCACGGCATCCCCCGCCAGTCCTTCCTGCCGTACTCGGGGTTTCTTCGCGGCTTGACGACGTGCAACCACTCATAGACGCGATGGCTCTGCGCCGGATTGTCGTAGCTCGCCTTTACTCCCGGCGGCACCTGGTCCGCGCCCCACTTATCCACCGCTTGCGTTGCCGTGAACTCAAACTTCCGAAATACAGTATCTATGACGCCGACGTGATTTTCGGCGAAGTAGAGATCCTGAAGGGGCACCGCTCGATACCGCAGAGTTGACCCCAGCGCGTCATCGACGAACACACTGCCCGTTCCAAAGGCGATAAGGCCAAGCATGTTCTCGTGAGCCTGTGAAGCAAAATTCGCCCTAGGCGAGTACCGTGCTGCGAACAAGATGTCGTTGAGATTTTCAAGATAGGCTCGCGCCTCCCGATCGTCCTTAAGACTCGGGTCAGTCGGCGTTAGCTGGTGCCACTTCTGCGTTCGCGGAAATAGCATGCTCTCGAACAGCGCCGCACAGTTCTCAAGAGCCTGAGGAGCAGTTGAGTCGAAAATATATTCCGTCCTTCGCTCAGCCTGACTCACCCCCAACACCGCCCGCTGAAACACGTTCTGATGCGGCAATACCCTTCTCGCGATGTCCGCCCAGTAACTCTCCCAGTTCCACCTTAGATCCTGTAGCTGCTGAAACTCCCGCAGATACGCCCGCGCCCGCTCGTTCTGCTCTGTGCTCGGTTCAGCCATCGACATTTAGCCAGGGGTAGAAAACTCGCATATGCGCGTCCACAAGATTCTCGGCAAATCCCAACGTCCTAAGTTGCGCCCTATACCATTCTTCAAAGAATCGATGAAACATTTTATTTTTTTTGAACTTTTTCTGATGGGGAGAGGAGAGCAAAACGCGGTCTCGCGAGCGGCCGTGATTTTCCCCCCCACCGGGTCGGCTAGCCATTCAGCCCAATCCCCGCCTGGCTGCCGAGCACGCTCTTAGTGCCGGTGCGCGTAGCCGGGCTGTCCTGCGGTAGCACGGTGGCGGCGTAGCCACGACGACGCCTGATGGCATCGTTGACATCCGCCTGCTGCGCAGCTTGATCTAATGTCGGAGGTTTAGGCGGCGGAGCTGGCGGAGGCGGAGCTTTCGGCGTCATTTAGCATACTCCTTGGCATACTCCGTCAGTGAAGGGATGAATTAGCTAGTAAATGCAAGGGTTATTTGTCGAAGAGCGGCTGATAAGAAATCAGCGGGTCTAGTCATCCGTCACGTTGCCGAGGTTGATCTGAATGGCGAATGCCGCTGCAGAACCGGATTCGGACGCATACGCACCGTAGTGTTTGCCGAGCATGTCAGCAGCGCGCAGTTTATGGTCATATTTGAACTCATCAGTAGGCACGTTAACAAAGGCTAAAGTCTGCAATTCCTTGCGCCACAAGGACAATTCATCGATGTCTTTAGCGGCGATGCGGTTCTCCATCTCATCGATGGCAGCACGAATGTTAACATTTGCGGTTAACCTCGAGGCGATGACGCGGGATGTATGCGCAGAGTAGCCGGCACGGATTGCAGCCTGAGAACCGTTACGATCCTTGAGGTATTCGCGAATGAACGCTTGATGCTTAGGAATTAGGCTGTCGATGAGCACAACCGATGTTAACCACAGTTGGTTAACCTAGGTCAAGTAGTCGACCACAGTAGGAGAAGATTGCGTTCTTAGGGGGACGAGACGCGATTTGCCAAGCGCAACAATCGTTGTCACGCGGCGATGTCTGGAATAAGCCCAAAGCATCGACCTATTGCAAGTTCGGCGGCGCGATGTATCTCGATGACGAAGATCACGTTCAATGGTCGGGCCTGCACGAGTATATGGACGATGCGCAGGTAATCGCATGGTCTGAACAATTCGGCTCAGCCAATCACCCCCGACGCGGTTAAAATCGCCGAGGACTGGATCCGCGCTAAGCAAACCTATCGCATTGCGCGTGATAAGGGCTTATCCATCGCCGACGCCGTGAGAGCGGTCGCACTTGAGGCAGCAAAGCGCTAGGAGAGCGTTGGGGCTCTCACCTTGGCCGCGCAAGTCTCAACGCCGGGTACTGGCTTAATTTGGGCTTGAGTGTCTGAATTTGGAATGTCGAGTGGCTTAATTTGCTTTGAGACGTGGGTCGTCGGACGCGATGCACTGTGCCAATAGGGGCGCCGTGAATTTGAGAGATTTAAATTGATCTGGCGGCTTTGACGGATCAAGATGGCTCATCGCCAACATGTGCTTCGCAGACTCGATATCCATCATTCGTCGCCCATCGCACTTCTGCACAGAATCGAAACTGCCAAAGTTCGACCATTCACTGAAGGGCAATGACGAGGCAATCGTATAGCCTGCTTGCCCGTTGGTGAGCGTCCCGAGCCTTATTGGCGGCATCATCAGATACCAGCCCACAAGCGCGAGCGCAGCGGCGTGGCGGGGCTTCATTCTTTGACTTTGTAGAGTTTATCAACGGTACGCAAAAACACTCGCGCCCATAAATCATGCTCATCGCGGGTCCATTCGCCACTTGGCGGCAGATCCTCGATCAGAGCGGCAATCAAAGGATTGATTTCGCCCGTCTGAGAAAGTCTCAACGCCGGCCGGGAGACGCGGATCTCTCCCGGCCACCTCACCTCGACGGGACGCACAGCATGAATCCCCGGACGTCGACGGCAGAAGTGTCGTGTTCTGCACGCGCAAACTCTTCCGTCAGGAGCTGGCCGGCCTTGTTGCAGCTCTCCAAGGTGGCGAAAGGACCGATCTGGCTCAGCGAGAGATTTACCTTATCGGGATTCTCATTGACCAGGTAATAGCTCTTCGCGGGCGTGAAAATGCTTATGGCCAGAATGAGCGCCAGCGCCAAGATAGCGAACCACATTGACTTCGACATACAGACACTCTTGCCATAACTAATCCTTATATCCAAACCGTCCCGAGTTGCGGTCGTCGTCGGGATTCATATTTATGGCAGTGTCGTTGACTGCCATATTTCCAGATTCTCCCAAGTCATTAGCGCCGCTAATAATCTTCGAGTAGACGAAAGGCCGCCTTTTCTTTCCATCGCCCCGCCTTCCGACCAGTCCTTGCTTGTACAAAAGAGACAGACATTTCGAGGCAATTTGGTATGAGATATCGAGCGCCTGAGCCATATCGGTTGCGGTGTATTCCGAGCCGTCTTCGCCGTCGAGAATGTCCATAACTCGCTCGGCATAAACCTCTGCCAACATGTAGTTTTTGAAGGCGCCGCCGAGGACGACTGAGCCATCCTCGTTCCTTAGCAAGCGCGATTCGACGAGAGCTTGGCCACGCGGGTCTCGGACACCCGTACTTGAAATAGAGTGAACGCCAGGGCCGAATCGGCGCACCAAGATGATCGGGCTGACCCTAGCTGCCAAGCCTTGCGAGCCGAGCGCCGCAACGGTCGCATCACCGATTTGCGCGTTCTTTGGCGCGTGGTGAATCGGCAGCATGTGCGCCCCCGACAGACTCGCAACGTTCTGAATCTTCCCAAGCGCTGCCCGAGTGCCCGCATAACTCATCTCATCCGCAATCCGCACGAAATCGAAAAGCATATCGAGCACAACAAAAATCACCCTGTAGCGCCGGATCTCGTCAGCGAGACGCCCAAGAAATTTGTCCGGGTCATCCACGTTTGTTGCTGGAAAGAAACGCAGGGGGTCGTCTTTCCGCCAGCCGAGCCGAATCAGCTCTTGCCTAGCGGCCATCGTCTCGTCCTCGCTCGCGATGTAGAAAACCGGCCCTTGCGTCACTTCGCGCCCGAGCACTGGCCAGCCCTTCGCGACGCAGACCGCCATCCAACGCGCCAGCGTCGATTTGCCGGCGTGCTTACCGCCCGTGATAAGGCTGACCGCGTGTGAATAACAGAGCTTGTCGATAACCGGCGTGCGCTTTAGGTATTCGTCGTTGGCGAGAACCGCATCATCAAATCCTTCCCAACCTATGTCTTGTATCGTCGCGACTTCAGATGTTCGCGAAGCGATCGACTGCAATTCCCCAATCAACGCATCCGCGGTCACACCGTTGTATGCGAGCGAGACCAGCTCCGCTGCCCGCTCTGCGACTTGGCGCTTGATGCTCATGTCGCGCACGATCGCCGCGTAGTGCTCGATGTTGCTCGAGCCGGGCACGAACACGAGAATCTCGGCAAGATATTGAGGACTGACAAATCCCCACTTTCCTGCTCGCTCCAACACCGCGCGCATCGTCACGATGTCGATCGGTTTGGCGCTCGACCGCAGAGTCAACATCGCCTTGTAAATCTCGCGGTGAACCTCCCGATAGAACATCTCGACGGTGAGCCAAGGAATGCGCCCGATCGCCTCATCCTCAAGAAAGATCGCGCCTAAGACGGCCTTTTCAGCATCTTCGCTGTTTGGCGGCATGCGGCGCAGAAAGTCATCGTTAGCTACTTGCGCGTTACCGTTGCGTCCGGCAGAATAAGAATCGTCAGGCTCGTCTTTGGCGCGCTGCCCCCCATCGCGCCCCGCATGCCCAGCCCCGTCCTGACCAGGCGGGGCTTTTTCTTGTCGGACTTCCTGTTTTGCTCCCTCATCCTGAGGGGAAGAAATAGGAAGCCCTCTCTCAATCGCATCCAGCACGGGTTGCAGCGCCTCTGGCGGGCACTTCCGGCAGTACGCATACGCATGCCAGCCGTCCGCCCGCAGCGTCGCGTTGACCCGCTCCCCGTGCGTGCAGAGGAACTGCCAAGCCCCTGAAGTGGTGCGATGGACGTCAGTCATCCCTGCGCCCTCGAATGGATAATCGCGGGTCGCACCCAGCGCCGTTGAAAGCCGCGCCATTGAGGTCCGGGCGCATACTTGGGCGCATAAGTCCCCTCCGGGGTTAACGATTGACACAGGCAATATCGGCAGGCAGGCGGGAGCCGGCAGGGATATTGCGCGGGTGAGAGTTCTACAAAGTGTCGAGAAAATCCGCGATCTTCTCGCGCGTCATCCGGTGAATGTCGTTCAGGTGCGGGAGGACGTTGTCATAAGAACCTTCCCGGCAAACCGGGCAGCCGCCAATCTCTTTCAATATCGGATGCCGAGGAAAAGAGCCGCCGCCCAACCTTGCCGCATAGAGCGCGCAAGCCGAGTCCCGTCCTTCGGTGAATGAGCCGAAGCACTGCACCGGGCGCAGCTTGCAGCCCTTCCGGATCGCCTCAGCCAACTTCGACCATTTGCCGGTTTTGGCCGGTGCGCTAACCAGTTCTTTCGATGGTAGATACATCGCTTAGGCCTCCTCGGGTTTGTGGTAGAGAACTTCGCCAGTAGCCGTGTCGGTCAGCGTCACGCCTGTTTTGTCCTTTCGCATCGCCTTGTCGAAGTTCGAGCCGGGGCCAGATCTTTTCTTGATGGCGTCGTTGAACGTCTCGGGCAAATCCTTGAACAAACTCAGCTGCCGGAAATGATCCGCCGCATCGTAAAACGCGATGTAATCCGGCGCGAATTCTTTGTAGCGCTCGACGATGGAGTCAAAGCCCCACACCATCCAATCGTGCTCTTTCAGCTTGAGCTTGGGTCTGCCGAGATCGTCCGGCTCGCCCTCATCCTTGAGCATCACATGGGTGAGTTCGTGATCCAGAATCGCGGCTCGAGTCTCCGGCTTGGCGACCTCCCACTGATAGCGGTCGATGACGATCTTCACGTCGGCAACGCCGCGGGCCCGGTCCTCCAGCGACGTAATCTTGACCTTCGCTGAAGCCGCTACGCCGTGCAGCTTGACCGCTGGCAATGAGTTGCCCTCCTTGTCCTCTTTGGCGGCGAATACCAGATCGAAGGTGACTTCCGCCTCCTTAATCGGTGAGTGGTATTTGCCGATTAGCTGCTGCAAGAGTTGATTCGTCGCGCCGTCGCATTTCTCGTAAGTCGTCGTCATTTTCCCCTCCTGAATTCGTCCGCCTTCGGACAGATGGGGTTGCCGCGCTTGTTCATCACTTTCATGGCGTCATAGAAGCTCCATTGGCGCTGAATATAGGTTGCTGTGCGATTGATGGTTTGGTCTCTAGTTTTTTGCGCTTGAAACATCAGACCCCATTGTGCGCGGGTCCACATTCGTTCTCCCAGATATGGAAGAACTGCGACAAGAAACACTTCGGCCTTACGCGCGGCTACGTTCCAGACCCAAGCTGGCTTTTGGTCGGGACGTAAACCCGTCGCGGGTTTCATATATCCAGGCCACCACTCGTTAAATTGTTCGACGAGTTCCCGTTCCGTATTCACCATCGAACATACCAAATACGCCTGATTTCGCTTTGTCGGCTTGGCGATACGCACTGTCCCTTCTCCAGTGAATAGACCGCCAGCCCAAGCCAAAGACACATCCCTCATTGTCGTGGTTTCCTGAACTGTTCTGGACATGAACACGTTGCATGGTGTGGCACGTAGGTTCGCCGATGCGCAACCACGGGCGATCCGGTGTCGCTCTCGCCGACCTGAACCATGCGCATCTCACTTACCGGGTTGAGCGGAATCCGCGCGTTGTTCTTTTCCGTGACCGCCCAGATGATTTCCGCTCCGCACCCGCGACAATTAGCCATCCGCCTCATTCCTCCGTAACTTCCCCGTCCGCCTCTTGCGCTTCCTCCGGATCCGAAAGGCCCAAGTACCAAGGCACGGGATAATCTTTGAGAGATAATCCAGTTGCGTCTGGCCAGAGCTTTTTCACGGCAACAGCGAGCAGAGCCCGCCGATCCTCGGACGCGACCTGTCGGATTCCCTGCCCGGCGCCTCGCGCACCTTCACACGCCTGTTCGATCACGATGTTTAACGCCTGTCGTTTAGTCACTTGCGCCGCTGCTCCTTGGCCTTCATCCAGGCGTCGATCGACTCCCGCTTGAAGCGCCACGAAAATCCGCCGAGCTGGAACCCCGGTAATTCGCCGCGCCGCACCATGCGATAGATGGTGGTCTCGCTGGCCCGCAGATAGGTCGCCAGGTCTTTGACGGTCATGATCGCGC